CTGGTTCTTATATTACCTCTTTCGCGACTGGTTCAGGTACAACTGGCACTTACAATTTGAGTGCTTCTTCATCTGCTACTGGTTCTATTACTGTAACTGCTTCTGGCAATTACTTCCTAGGCGATCCAGCTCCAATGTCCCTCGGCGTTGGTCCTCTTGGTCGTATTTATATTTGGGACGTTATTCCTGAAGCTAAACAAGTTGCAAACATTTCTGCAGCTGTTATTTATGCTGCCGCTGGCACTGCTACTTTAGCAGCTGGTACAAGCACTCAATCTGTAGTACGTACTGACGGTACAACTGTAATCCAATTGGATTGCCCACGTGCCGTAAGCGTAACTACTGGTTCAGGTAGCCCAGCTAGTGCAAACTTCACCGTGTCTGGTTATGACTACTATGGTCAAGCTATGACTGAAGTTATCGCGTCTGGCACTGTTGCTTCTACAACCACTCCTGGTAAAAAAGCATTCTATCAGATTTCTTCTATCTCCGTTAGCGCTGGTACTACCGTTGCTGTGTCAGTAGGTACTACTGATGTACTCGGTTGCCCTATTCGCTTTACTGACGTTGGTTACATCATCAGCGCAGGTTGGGCTAGCGCATTAGCTGAAGATACTGGAACTGCAACTGTTGCTGATATGACTAACCCAGCTACTTCGACTACTGGTGACGTTCGTGGAACTTACACTCCTTCAAGCGCGACTAACGGTGTTCGTCGTTTAGTATGTTCATTGGCTGTACCTGCGATTGCGGTTGGTCCAAACGCTACTCGCCTCGGTGCACTCGGTGTAAACCAAGCCTAATAGGAGATAAAACACCATGGCAACTAGTAAATTTATCCGTGAACCAAAAATGTTCACAACCGAGCCTTCAGTTGATGAAGTTGGCGACGGTATGAAGCGCGGTGGTCATGCTAAAAAGCATGCCAAAGGCGGTCATATTCGTAACGAAGAAGCTGAAATCAAGCGCGTTGAAAAAGAACTCAAGCATCATGAACATGAAAAGGCTTCTAAAGCTCATCATGGTTTAAAAGCTGGTGGTCGCGCTCCAAAGGCTGGTCCGAACGTAATGGGCGGTCTAGCTGGTGGGATTGAAGCTACTCGTCGTGATTCTAAGCGTATGACCGAAGGTGTAGAAGGTCCTGGATACAAAAAAGGCGGTAAGGTTCATCATGTATCTGGTCATCCTGTTGGTTCACATGAGCATCACAAAGCTATGGCTAAGCACCACGCTGCTAAGCACAAAGAAGGTGGTTCTGCGCATCATAAAAAGATGCATGAGCACCACAAAGCTATGTGCTCAGGCGGTAAAATGAAAGACGGTGGCGCGGCTATTGACCGTTTTGAAACCAAAACAACTTTGAAGCCAAAGATTGATATCAAAGACAAAGTGCATCAAGCGAAGCAGGTTAAGTCTTTTAATACCAAAACTGAAGGTCTTGAAGGCAAAGGTTACAGGCACGGTGGCGCTTTGAAGAAATTTGCTAAAGGTGGCTTGGCTACTGCTAAAGAGTATATTTCTAAGATCAATGATGGATCCAAAATACCTACAAAGAAATCAGGCACAGGTTCTATCAAAGAAGGTCCAGCGGGTTATAAACACGGTGGACATGTTGCTCATCACTCCAAAAGCAAACACGAACATGCTGGACACAAATCCATGCATGAACATGCCGCTAAACACCACGCCCACGGTGGACATGTTTCCCACAAGGAACACATGGCGCACGGTGGCAAGGCTCATAAGGCTACTGGTGGTAAAGCTAAGAAGTGTAATTACTAAGATTGCGCGGGGGTTCGCCCCCGCCTTCTTAAATTTTGGAGAATGAGATATGACTGCAACAGTTTCGTCAGCAACCGTTAAAGGTGCGTATGAGCCGTTTAACGTACAAGTTGCTCGTGGTCAGATTTATGGTCACAGCACTGTAAACATTTACGGATATCAATCATCCGTTACCACTACAAAGATTCCTCTTTGGGAAAATGCTACCGCATATACTTTTTCTAGCTCTGCTGCGGCAATGACCATAGCTAGTGCCGCTGGCGCTACGGATGCAGGTGTTAAGATTCTAATTCAAGGTCTTGATGCAAATTACAATTCATTGTCTGAAATAGTGACATTGAATGCGTCTGGAACTTCTACTACAACAGGTTTGTATTTACGTATTAATGCGTTAATTACTACTTCTGGTAATGCGACTGGTATCGTTACTGCAAAGAATAGCGGAACCACTTACGCTCAAATTAACGTAGGATTCGGTCGTAGCTTGATGTCTATTTATACCGTACCTAACGGATTTGACTTTTATTTAGAGCGTGTAAGCGCCAATTCGTCATTTAACGGTAATAATGCTAACTATATCACTTACCAAAATTTGAGCACTTTTAACGGCGTAAATATCGTTAGTCAGAATGCTCCGTTTGTAACTGCTTACAATGTTGATAGGGTTATGCCTCGTAAGTTCTCAGGTAAGACTGACCTTCAGTTTTTATTTGTAACTAGCGCAAGTACTGCTGCAATCAACCTCGGTGTAGAAGGTTACTTAATTCAATCTGATGTAGCTGCTAACGTAACTCCATAATCATGCCATTAATCAAATCAAAATCTAAAGTTGCATTTGGTAAGAATGTTGCTACTGAAATTAAAGCGGGTAAACCGCAGAAACAAGCAGTGGCAATTGCTTACTCAGAGAAACGTGCAGCGAAAAAGACGGGCGGAGTATTAACTACAAAAACTCGTAAATCATTGCCTAAATCTGAATTTGGTTTACCAGGAGAGCGTAAATATCCAATGCCTGATCGCGCTCATGCGGGTAATGCAAAAGCTAGAGCAAGTCAAGAAGTTAAAGCTAGAAAATTGTCTAAATCAAGTGAAGCTAAAATTGATGCTAAGGCGAATAAAATACTTGCTAAAAAGACTGGCGGAAAAGTCAAGAAGATTGCGGGGTGGTAAATGTCCACTTCTGGAACTGTAAGTCAAACAGTCGTATCAGTTCAAGATCTGATTGATCATGGTGCTCGTCGCGCGGGTAAGTTGGCTGAGGAACTCACAGTAGAACAAGTTAGCGCTGCAAAGACTAGTTTATATTACCTCTTGTCTAGCCTCGCTAACTGGGGTATTAACTACTGGGCGATTAACAAAGTGGTCATTGGTTTGATTCCTGATCAAACTTATTACTATTTACCCCTCGGTACTGTTGACGTATTGAACGCTAACTATCGTACAACTAGCAATATCACTACTGGCTCATATAGTACATCTGGCGTTACTGCTAATGCATTTGACGGTACAGGACAAAACGTCTGCCAACTCACCAATAACACTGGCGCTATTGGTATTAATGGCGGCTCTGGTAATCCGCTTTATATTAACACTGTTGGTATTCTCTCTGCGGTAACTGGTTCAGTAACTATTGAGATTCAAGCCTCAAGCGACGGAGTTACATGGGAAACTATTGAAGCTCCTGGAGCTGTAAATTGGGTTTCTGGTCAATGGCTCTATTATGATTTAGAAGCTACGGCTACGCTGCCGTATTGGAGAATTCAGCAGGTTGCTGGTATTGACATGGGCATGCGTCAAGTTCAATTCGGTACAATGCCTGTGGCAATCCCAATGGCACGTATGAACAGGGATGATTACTCAAACCTGCCTAATCGTCAATTTCAAGCGTTACGCCCACTGCAATATTGGTTTAATAGAACTATTAACCAACCTAACATGGAAGTCTGGCCAGTACCTAACTCCATTCAACCTCAGATTGAACTCTGGCTTAATCGCTATATTCAAGACGTAGGTGATTTGAATGGTGAAATTGAGATTCCGCAATACATGCTGTTTGCAATTCAAAATGGATTAGCATGGCAAATGGCTCAAGAATTGCCTCAAGTAGATCCACAGCGTATAATTTACCTTGAACAACAATATGAAAAACATTTATTGATGGCGCAAAATGAAAATAGAGATAAAAGTCCTGTTTACTTTAGCCCGAATATAAGTTATTACACAAAATAAATATGGATTCTTTTGTATATTCTTGGTCAGACCATAAAACCTCTAAAGTATATGTAGGGGTTCATAAAGGTTTTGAAAATGATGGGTATATTTGCTCGTCTGAACCTATGCTTAAAGAATACAAAGAAAAACCTCAGGACTTTACTCGCCAAATAATCGCTAAAGGTTTTTTGAATGATTGCGCTAAGTTAGAACGCCAGATTATCATTCAACTACTTAAAGAAAAAGAAACTTGTTACAATCGTTCAGCATGGCCAATGGTCGCTATAGATGAAGCGATTAGTAATAAAATGAAAAAAGCATGGGTTAACAGAAGAAAAACTTCTTTTTCAGATGAAACTCGTTTAAAAATGAGCCTAGCTGGTAAAGGTGTTCTTAAAACTGAAGAACATAAAGCTAAAATAAAATTAGCACTGTCAGGAAAACCTAAATCTTTTGAACAAATTCAAAAGATGAGAGAAGTAAACTTAGGTAAAACACTTAGCGCGGAAACAAAACGTAAAATATCAGAAGCGCATAAAGGTAGGCGAATGTCAGAAGAGCAAAAAGAAAAGTTAAGGCAGGTTTGGGCTAAAAAGAAAGATTCAAATGCCTAAATGGCTTGATACGTTAGGTAATAATACGCTCAGTATTGCAATATGCGATCGCTGCAAAATGAAGCGTGCGTATTCAGATATTATTCCTGACGGCAATATTCCTGCTTTAAGAGTGTGTCAAAATGGTTGTTCTGACCAGTTTGATCCTTATCGCCTACCTGCACGTCAGCCTGAAAAAATCACAATTCGGTTTCCGCGCCCAGATGCTGACGTTGCACAGTATAATGACGCTATTACGACGGATCCTAACGTCGTAAATTCACCAAACAACGTAACGCAAGGCACTGCTGGTGAATGGGGTATTGCTCCTGAAACCTCAGAGGATGATATTGATGGAAACCTCGATAACCTTGCACCTTAGTAAAGATTAATTATGGCAAACATACGAATCAGTCAGCTACCAACAGCTTCATCAGCAATCACTGGTGCTGAATTAGTACCTATTGTTCAAAATGGTGAGACTGTTCAAGCGACGGTTAATCAATTAGTTTCTAGTCCTTCACAAACTCAAACATTCCTGACAGTAAACAATGAGCCGACCCTGCCTAATAGTCGTTATATCGGAACTGGTCTTGGTCTTGGGTTCACTGATGGCGGTGCTCAAGGTAAGTATTCATTATTTCTGAATGGCACATCTGGTTCACTTGAGAACGCGGGTTACGGCTTAGTTGCAAAAACAGCGGCTGGCACAGTAGCTGCTCGAGTGCTTTCAGTTAGCGGAGCAGGACTCTCAGTAACAAACGGTAACGGTGTGAGTGGTAACCCTACACTTGCCGTTACGGGGCTTCTCTACTCCCTCGCTAACCTCGGTGGCACTGGCTTATTATTTTCAAACGGAAGCACTCTCAGTCCTCTGAGCATTGCTGGAACCACAAATCAGATTAACGTAGCCAGCGGCAACGGAGTTAGTGGTAATCCTACAATTTCATTCGCTAATGATGCGGTGTTTCCTGGTACTGGCGGTATTACTGTACCGAACGGAACTACGTCACAAAGACCTATTGCCCCTAACGCGGGTCAGATTCGTTACAATACTACTCTTTCCGCTTTTGAGTTTTATGAGGGTGGCGTATGGCAAATACTCGGTACTGGTAGCGGAACTGTAACTCAAGTCAACGGTACAGCAAATCAAATTAACGTAGTAAACAATACTACCACTCCAACGGTAAGTATTGTAAACAATCCTACACTTCCTGGTGTGGGCGGCGTAGTCGTACCTATCGGTACTACTGCTCAAAGACCTGGATTAGGTAACGGCACACTGCGTTACAACACTGATACCGCGACCTTTGAAGGTTACGCTAACGGTGCTTGGGGTTCAATTACTACGGGTACTGGTGTTACCTCAGTAGCGACTGGCACTGGTTTAACTGGTGGTCCAATTACTTCTACTGGAACAATCGCAATTGCTAACACTGCCGTCTCCGCTGGTTCATACGGTAGCGCGGGTGCTGTACCGACTTTTACAGTTAATCCTCAGGGTCAATTAACCCTCGCCGCTAACGTAAATATCAGTATTGCACCTAGCCAGATCAACGCTACAATCCCTAATACTGGATTGACAAATAGTTCAGTTACTTATAACGGTGTTACCGTAGCCCTCGGTGCTAGTGGAACGATTACTGCTACCACAACCAGTGCTCTAACAATCGGCACTGGACTGTCTGGCACTAGTTTTAACGGGTCGGCTCCAGTTACTATAGCTATTGCCACCACTGGCGTAACGGCAGGTACATACGGATCTTCATCTGTGGTTCCTGTACTTACTGTCAACACTCAAGGTCAAATCACATCAATCAGCACTCAAGCTAGTAATGCGCCTGCTTATCAAGGCACATGGAACGCTAATACCAATAGTCCTACTTTGACTTCTAGCGTGGGTACGTCTGGTTATTACTACGTTGTAACGACTGCTGGTAACACTACTTTGAACGGCGTATCAGGCTGGAACATTGGTGACTGGGCAATATTCAGTAACGGTGCATGGCAGAAAATTCCTGGCTCAACCACTGAATCATTTACAAATCTAATTACTACTAACCTACAAGTCGGCGGATTGACTGGCTTTGTTTATGCTAACAATACCACTGGATACGCTACCGCAGCTACTACT